TGTCGGCGCTGCCGATCTGCATGACGGAGGCGGCGGCGGCCGTGCCGGCGGGGATCGCAGCGGGCCCCAGCACCGGGGCGAGAAAGGCCGCGACGCCGGCGCCGACTTCGCCGGCAAAAGCCTTGACGGCGCTGGCGACGCTGGCGAGGACGCCCCCCAGTCCCGCTGCCGACGACGACGCGTCGGCCGCCGACATGGTCGCATCGCCGGAGACGTGGGCGACGACGACCGTGTTGCCGAGAACGAGCTGCTTTGCCGCGTTGGTCGCTTGCAGCAACCCTTGTTCGGCGAAATATTTGATGGTGTCTTCGGTCAGGTCGGCAAGCACTTTTTTGCCCGCCGTCCCCCAGTTTTCCGTCCCTTTGAGTAGCGGGTCGATCTGCGAGGTGAAGGCGTTGCTGAAGGTTTTGGCGGCGATGTCCCAGGCCTGCGTCGTTTTAGCGGCCGCCTGTTCTTGCGCGTCGGTCATCGCGTTGGCGTTTTCGAGGTTGAATATTTTGAGGTCGCCCTGAAGATCGGCCAAAGTCTTGGTGGTGAGGCCGGCGATCGCGAGCTCATCGGCGTAGAACTTGTCGACGGCGGTCTTTTCGGCAGACAGCGCCGCCAAGGTCAATCGCAGCTTTTCCGCTTCGGTGATCCCCTTGGCCTTGGCCTCGAGCTCGTAAAGCTTGATCTTGCCCTGCGCGGTTTTTTCGGCCTCTTCGATGTCTTTGGAGTAGGTTGCCTCGTTGGTCGCCGCGGTATCTTTGGCGGCCTTTACGCTTGCCTTGGCGGTCCCGTCGAAAGCGGCCTTTTGCGCCGCCTCCAGTTTTTCGGCGATGCTTTCTTGTTGCGCCGCGCTCAAGCCGGCCTGCTGCGAAGCGCCTTGCCAGAAGGCGACGGCGGCTTGTTTCATGCCTTCCTGAGAGCCGCGCCAGGTGTTTTCAAGGTGATGGAGCGCCGCCTCGTCCTGGGCCATGGCGTCGCGATCGAGGCCGAGCGGATCGGCGCCCTTCTGGGCGTTGACCAGCGTGTCCTCATGCAGCTTCTTGATCGCCGCCTCGTATTCGTCGATGCGCGCCGTGTCGCCGGAGTCGAACGCCCTGTTGAGGCCGGCAAGCAACGTCGCCGCGTCGTTGCCGAGCTTGCGCGATTGAGAGCCGACGCGGTCGAGCGAGCCGGCGATCTTGTCGGCGTCGGCCATCAGCTTGGCGGCGGTGACGTCGGAGGCGTTGCCCAGCGCGGCGACTTGCGAGCGCGCCGCATCGAAGTTGGCGCCCATGTCGGCGGCGGCCTTGCCGGCGCGGTCCTCGCCGTCCTTCAGCGCCTGCATTTCCAGCTGGACGTTGTCGGACTCGCCGAAGAAGCCGGCGAGCGAGGTTCGGTTGGCGTCGAGCGCCGCCTTGTGCTCCGTCGTGGCGCGCGCCACCAGGCCGAGCTGCGTCTCCATGGCGCGCAAGATGATGACCATGGCGTCGCCGCGTTGACCCGATGCCACCAGCGACGTGTAATGCTCGCGCTCGCTTTCCAAAACAGATTTCTGCGACGCAAGGTATTTGGTCCCGGCGCCGTCGAGGTCGGAAAAGCGCCCTTCGAGCGTCTTCATCGCCGCGGCGAGGTCGGTTCCTTCGGCTCGAGCTATCGCTTCGGCATAGGGAATGAGTGCGGTAGCAAGCTGCTCGCCGCCGTTGCCCAACTTTGCGAAGCTTGCCAGAATCTTGGTTGAAGTCGACTCGGACTCGCCCGACAGTTGGGCAAACTCATCCCGTAACGCGGCGGATTCGGTTTTTATCTGAGCGAAGCCGCCTTCGGCCGCCGCGGCGCCGAGTCGCTCCAGTTGCTTGTCAGATTCGACGGCCTGATAAGTGAGATAGCCGAGAGCGGCTGCCGCGGCGAGCCCGGCGACGGTAAGGGCGCTAAATCCTGCATTCTCGGCGAGCAGGTGCACGGCAAGCCCGGCGAAAGTTCGGCCAGCGCGCTCGCCTTCCCCGGTCACAAGCTCAAGCACGCCGTGAATCCCGTGCGCCATCTGGCGGGTCGAAAGCTCGATACCCTCCGCTGCTGTCGAGGCGCCGGCCTTGAGGCCGGAAAAGCCGTCCTTCGCGGCGGTTAGTTGTCGCGCCAACCCCAGCACCTTTTGGCCGGCGTCGGAATCGGCGCTAGCGCCCAGCTTGACCATTTCGCGCGAAGCCGCTGCAAGCTCGCGGGAGAGCTGCCGTATCTGCGCCACCGCGACGGCGTTTGCCGCCTCGAGGGCGCTCGTGTCGCCACCATATGTCACATAGATGTCTGAGGACATTTGGGGCTACCTGACGTAAACGGAGGGGGCGATGATTCGAATGTTATTGGCGGCGGCAATTCTGGCGCTGGCAGGGAGCGCGCCCAGCGCGGCGAGGGATGAAGAGGCGGCGAGGCGTATCGTTTTTGACTTAGCAATCGCGTCTTGGGCAGGCGGAGCCTGCTCGCCGGTGATGCAAATTGATCACGAGGCCGTGCTGCACTGGTCTCGCATCATTATATCCGACCTGGACGATGACTCCGGCGCCGTCGAAGCGATGGTCAAAACAACTACTGAAGCCCTGCCTGCGGCTGCCGCCGACAGCTTAACAAAGCTCGGGTGGGCCGTGTTTTGCGCCGGCATATGGGACGGGTACGGAGACGACGGCGTGAGGCGTCAGGGTCTTTTGCATAAGGCCCCATAGCGCGCGCGAGTCCCCTCACCCCTGCCCCTCTCCCGAACGGGAGAGGGGTTCCGCGCGGCTAGCGCTTTTTGAAGAAGCGGCGGGGGGCGCGGAACCATTTTTCGTGAGGCTTGCAGGCCTCGGCGAAGTTGGCGGGGGCGGTCTCGACCGGCGCTTTGTAGCCGACATAGGCGGCGAGCAACCAGTGCGTCGGCGGTTGGGCGCGAAGACGTTTGCGGAGGGCGTCGAGACGCGGGAACGTGAGCTCGTCGACATCGCGCCACGTCCAACTATAGTTGGTGGCCTCGATGATCTCGGCGTAGAACGCGTCCCAATCTATTTTTTTTGCGCGTCGGCCTCGTCGCGGGCGACGATCGTCATGCCGCAGGCCGAAAGCACCGAGGGCAGCGCCGCCATCAGGTCGCCGCTGGCGAAGGGCAGCTCATAAAAGTCGTCTTTGCTGCGCGTGGCGTCGACGTAGCCGATCGCCGAGAAAACCACGCCGGCGATGGCGTCGAGCGCCGCCTCGTCGAGGTTGACCAGCGCCCGCTGGGCGTCGAGCGCGGTGGGGAACTGGCGCGAAACGGCGGCCACCGCGGGCTGGATCCGCTTGACCAGGCGGAAGGGGAGATGGGGCAAATCCCAGTGGACGCCGCCGAGATCGACGGGGAAGGTGTCGTCGGACATGAGGGGTCCTCTTGCTGGGGGCGGCGGAGGCGGCCCTCGCCTGGCGCTTCGCGCCTGTCCTCTCCCGCGAGAGCGGGAGAGGGGTTGGTTGTCAGGTCTGGTCGCCTAGCGTCAGGATGCCGATGTTGCCGGTTCCGTCGTCGAAGGCTTCCATCGAGAAGCTCGAGAGCTGCCAATCGCCGAGCTTGGCGTCCATGCTGAGCTCATCGCAGGTCATGCGGTTGATTGTCAGCGTCGCGAACAGGCCGGTCGAGGGGTCGAAGCCACGGAACACGCCGGAAAAGGTGGGAGTCACGCCCATCGTGTTGTTGGTGATGGCGATGTTTTGGCCCGCCGTGGTAGTGTACAAATAGTTGAGCAGGACTTTGGCGCTGGCGTCGCTCGAGCTGAACGTGTAGACGCCGGTCGTGCTGGGATTGGCGGGCGCCTCATAGGTCGCGGTCACCGTCGGCGCAACCGAAACCAGGGCCAGCGGCGCGCCGCCCGGGCTGTAGAATGCGCCTTCGTCGCCGGCGAACGTCGATTGGTTGGTCGGCGAGATCGTATAGGGCGACGAGCTCGGCACGCTGTGCGCCTCGTCGACCGCGAGCTGGGTGCCGCCGGTGGCGAGGGTATCGCCGTAAAAAATGTCATTGAACAGCTTGCCGGAGAAGACGCCGACTTCCGCCTTGAGAGTCATCTTACCCTCGCCGCGGGCAATGAATAGCCCGAACTGATTTTTACCCTGCAACGCCTTGGTGGTAAACTTGGTCTGGATCGACACGTTCTGCAGCGCCCCGAACTGGCGCGGCGTCTGGGTCGCAATGTCGGTGCGCGTGCCATAGAGCCGGCCGGCAGAGTACGGGACTAGCATGGTGGTTGGGCTCCTTCTGAGGGACTAGGCGGCGTCATCGCGACGGCGCGGAATTCAGAGATCAGAGGACAGAGGACAGAGGACGGAGGGGTTCCCCTCACCTTTGCCCCTCTCCCCTCGCGAGAGGGGTCGCAAAGGCCGCATCCAGGGCGAGTTGGGCCTCGTCGAGGTCGGCTTTGGTTGTCCGGGCCGCGAGCTGGCGGCCGAGAAAGTGGGTGTAGGCGCCGGTGAAGGTTTTCGACCCGCTGTGGTGCAGCAACAGCGAGGGATCGAGCCAGACCGTGCCGCCAGCCTCGCGAAAACGTTGGCAGAAAATGAAGTCCTCGCTGAAGGCCTCATGGTCGACGACGAGGAAATCGAACAACCAGGTGAGCCGGCTGCCGTCGCGCTCCCTGACCCACAGGTCGGGAAAAAAGGCGGTCATGCGCTCGATGGCTTTGCGGGTGATGCGCAGGAAGCCGGCGGGAAGGCCGAGGCCGGGGTTGGTCAAGAGCCTGGTCGCCGGGTCGGCGGTGAGCGCGCCCCGCCAGCGGATCGGATAGTCCTCGGGATCGCTGCGGAAGCGGTAGGCGCCGCCGACGAAATCGACGGGATGCGAGATGAGGCGGAGGAAGGCGCCGGGGGCGGCGGCGATGTCGGCGTCCCAGAACACCATGTCGCTGGCGTCGGAGGCGAGGAAGGCGGTGATCTGCGCATTGCGGGCGCGATGGATCATCGAATCGCCGGGGCGGATGTGGATCTCGCATTGCCAACCGGCCTGGCGCGCCTCGTCGCGGGCGCGAAAAAGGCTGATCATGGTGGGCGGAGCGATGTCGCCGTAGGCGGGGACGGCGACGAAGACGGACTTGGTTGTCATCCCTCATCCTGAGCTTGTCGAAGGACCCTCATCCGGCGCTTCGCGCCACCTTCCCCCGTGAAAAACGGGGGAAGGGTCAGGGTTCGCCGGTGGGGCGGGCGAGAACTTCCATGCAGGCGCGGTAGCGCTCGCTCACCGCGTAGCGGTAGGGCGTGAAGCCGGCGGCGCCGAGCAGCTCGTAGAGACGGGCGCGGCCGAAGTTGTGATAGTGCTCGATCTCGGACCAGTAGGGATTGACGCCCGCGGCGGTCAGTTGGCGGAAGATCGGCGCGTCGGCGTTGGGCATCGAAACAACCAGCATGCCGCCGGAGCCGATCAGTTTTCGCGCGTGATCGAGAGCCTGAACCGGAAAGGCCAGGTGCTCGAGGACGTCCATCATGGAGACGACGGCGAAACGGCGCTTGTCGTGAAAGTCGGCGAAATCGCAACAATGGGTTTCTACGTTTTCGACGCCGGCGGGGCGGACGTCGAGGCCGACCGGCTCGAATCCGAATTCCTGGGCGGTGAGCAACAGCGCGCCGTCGCCGAAGCCGATGTCCAACCAGCGCGGGCCGGGAGCGTGAAACGTCGCCACGCGCTCGACGATGCGGGCGGCGATCGGGCGCTGGCGCTCGTAGCAGGCGGCGTCGGGTTGCTGAAAGGCGTGGGCGCGGGAGAACAGGATTTTGGCGCCGGCGGGGGAGAAATAGCCGTCGGTGAAGACGTGGGCGCATTCCTCGCAGCGCATCCAGACAAGCGTTGGCGGTAGCCGCGAATCGTAAAGGGGATGGCGCGAGCAATCGGCGGAACGCAAGAAGCTGAAGGCGGGGGAAAAGCAGAGCGGGCAGGCTTGATAGGGGGTGCGCATGAAAGCCCTCATCCGGCCGCAAGAGCGGCCACCTTCCCCCGCGAAGGGCGGGGGAAGGGGTTAGGGGATGCGGATGGCGATGGGGACGATGGCGGCGGCGGCGCCGGTCTTGGCGCCGGTGCGCTTTTCGACCTCGCCGTCGATGTAGACGGCGTCAACCAGGCCGTTGAGGGTGTAGAGATAGGTCGAACTGGTTGGGGTCAGGGCGGCGTCGAGAGCGTCGAGGGCGTTGTTGATCAAGGTCAGCGGAATCAGGTTGGGCTCGGGGCCGACGTTGTTGTAGAAAATGGCGTCGACGTGCAGCGTGCGCTTGGGCGGCAGAGCCACCGAAGGGCGTTCGTATTTTTCGCCGGGCTCGACGAGGAAAAGCGCGGGCGACATCGCCGGTGTGATCGATTCCGGCTCGCGGTCGCGGCGGCTGGTGAATTTGAAAACGGCGAGGGTCGAGAGTTGGGCGAACAGCGCGTTGAGGATCGTCTCGCGGGAAGCGGCCATCAGTCGGCTATGTCCTGTTTGACGCGGTCGAGCGCGGCGAGGATTTCCGCGCGGTGGCGAGTGAAGGCCGGGCCGATGGCGGGATAGGGCTTCACGGCCGTCGCGTGGCGATGGACGAAGCGGACGAATTTGCTGACGCCGCCGGCCTCGAAGGCCATGACGCCGCCGGCTTTGGCCTCGATCATCAGGTCGGAGATGGTGAAGCCGAGCTCGAGCAGATGGCCGAGCGGGCTGGGCGTGCGCAGCCAGCCGACGATCGCATAGCCCTTGTCGGTGACGCCGCCGCGGATGCTGGCGAGATACTGGCCGGGCTTTTTGCCGACCGAATGGATGTGCGCCAGGGCGATGTCGCGGGCATCGCTCTGCATCGCCGGGGCGATGGGGGTCAAAGCGTCTTTGAGCGCCTGGCGCGCCTTGGGGCCGACGGCCTCGAGGTGGGCGTAGGCGCCGCTGGCGTCGATAGTCTGGCGGAAAGTCGGCATGATTAAGCGACTCCGGCGACGGTGAGCTTGATGGCGCCGGCGATCGCCATGAGGTAGGGGTCAACCTGAGTCACGGTGAGCTGCTCGGTTGTTTCGGGCAGGGTGACGAGGTCGCCTTTTTTCACCGGCAAAGGGAAGCGGGAGCGGTAAAGCTCTTCGGCCATCACAATCACGCTGCGGTCCGTTTCGGTCACCGCGCCCGCGCCGCCGGCGCCGAGGCCTTGTTGCGACGCGGCCGAGCCGTCAGGCGCGGCGAGCAAAACCTTGGCGCGTAGGTTGACCGAAAAAGTAGTGACGTTGGGCGCGTAGCCGAAGGCGCGGGAAAGCACGATGGGGACGCCGACGCGCTCGATCGCCTCGCGCCAGAAGGCGCGGGCGGATTCGTCGATCATCGCGCGCAGCCCCAAAGCGCCAGCGTCGTGTTGCCGGTGTAGGGCGTCGAAACAACCAGCACGGCGCGGAAGCGGTCGCCGAGGACGCCGTCAACAATCGTGTTGGCGGCGAGGCTTTGCTGCGCCGGGCTGAAGGGCGCCGCCTTGTCGAGGGCGCTGAGGTTGGCGACCGAAAGGCCGTTGGCCTCGGCAAAGACGGGGGCGAAAATGTCGATCGGGGTCTGGCCCTGATCGAGGGATGTTTGGAAGTAGATCGCCGCGCCGCCGACCGCGCCGCCGCCGCCGTAGGCAAAGCTCGCCTGCAGGCTGAGCGCGTCGACGCCGGCGAAATTCAGCATCCAGTCGCCGAGGAACGTGCCGGCGGAGGCCAGCGAAAACGCCGCGCCGGCGGTGGTGAAGACGAAGGGGCCGGGGTTGTCCATATCAGAATTCCCTCACCTGGCGCTTCGCGCCTGTCCTCTCCCGCGAAGCGCGGGAGAGGGGGGTTAGGCGACCACGGGGACGCGGTAGCGGTTGATCAGGGCGGTCACTTCGGCGGGCATGTCGTCTTCGCCGCCGGGGCCGGTGCCCATGACGTAGGAGGCTTCGTAGGCGCCGACCGCGGTCTGGCTGCGGATGAGCGGATTGCGCAGGCGGCTGAACCAGCGCATCTTGACCAGCATCACGCAGGCTTCGTCGACGTCGTCGGGGATGGTTGCGTAGCCGGATTGGTAGATCGCCACGACCGGGCTCGATTGCCAGTGGCAGGGATAGCCGTGCAAATTGAGCCGCGTGAGCCAGCCGTGTTCGGCATCGAGCAGGAAGTCCGTTCCGAGCACAAGCGTCGTGACGACGCCGACGATGGTCTCGACGACGGAGGTCATGGCGACCGTCGGCCAGGTCGTCAGCTCGAGCGGGGCGATTTCATCGCGCACCACGCGCGGCCAGGAGTCGCGGGCGAACCAGAACTGATCCTGGATGGTCTGCGGGGCAAAGATGCGGTTGCAGTAGTTTTGCAGCGCGGCCGAGCCGACGCTGATGGTTTTCGACAGCCAGGCGTCGTGACGGGTGGTCTCGATGTCGAGCTCGGTTTTGACGGTGGCGAGGGTGGTGAGGTCGGTATCTGTCGCGGGGGTGACGACGGTGGAGATGAGGGTTGAAGAGCGCATAGCCGCAGAGTCCCCTCACCTGGCGCTTCGCGCCTGTCCTCTCCCGCGAGCGGGAGAGGGGTTTTACTGCCTACTGCCGAGCCTTGAATCAGCGCTCGTAGTGGCCTTCTTCGAGATAGTTGAAGGCGGCGTAGCCGCTCGAGGACGGGAACCAGAGGTAGCCGTAGAGCGACCAGCCCGGCGGGATGACGATTGGCGGGGCCTGGGCGACGATGCGGCCGGGGCCGGCCGAGCCCGAGGCGACCGTGGCGTAGCCGCCGGCGAGGCCGTCGACCGAGCCGAAGCGGATCTCGTTTTCGTCGAGCGCCACCGGGATCTGGACGCGCATCTGATAGGCGCGGACCAGCGTGCGCGCCGCGGCGGTCGCCGCGGCGATCGTCATGTTGGCGCCGCTGGCGGCGACGATGAGGCCCGAGGCGGAGCTGGCCGTGGCGGCGCCGCTGGCGTTGGTTTGGTTGGCGACCTGGGTGAAATTGGCGGTCGGAATGCGCGTCGCATCCAGGATCAGCGTCAGGTAGGCGGAAATGGCG